CCAACTCATATAATTCTTCTACCATACTATGTGGTTCTAAAAACGTAGCAATATGATCCTTCGGTATCTCTGTTCGAACTTGATTGCTATTATAAAGCCAGTTCTTAAGAACAGTAATTTCTCTTTTCATTCCAAATTTTTCCACAAGAAGAGATTTGAAAACCATAGGTCGCTCTACGATCATTTTTCCATTGCTTTGTCCAACAATCTGTGCAATGATTTCTTCACCACTGCGTAGTTTCAATATTCTGTACTTTGAATTCATATTTACTCCTATTATATTCTAATGTTGATTTTGTTAAACTCAAATCTCTCATTACTATATATCTTTATTCTTTCATTAAGATGACGATAAGTGTGATTGATATATTTCCGATACCGTAAATCATCGCTAATGTCATACAACTTAACCTTATCTTTATCTTCAGATTTTCTAAGTCCTCTACCAATCGATTGTAGGACACGAATTACGGATCTGGATGGAGATGCAAATATAATATTATGGATGTTTTTAATGTTAATTCCTGTTGAACATGTACCATACGAAGCAATAAGAATGGCATTCTTTTCTTCATTTACAATTTTCCGTATATTTTCTCTTTGATTGATGTCTGTTCCACCATGGATTAAGAATACTTTCTTACCAGCACAGTTGTTCTTAATCTTCTCGTAGAGGGGTATACCATGCTCCCTAACGAAGTTGAATAACAATAACGTATTACCCTCCAGATTACATGTTAAATCAACGATAAACTTGTTTCTTTTGGGACTTTTCACTATCCATTTAATCTCTTCTTGATACTTCACCCTCTTTACCTGTTGGACTTCTTCTTCAGAATATTTAAGTGTGATGCAATCGATTGAAAGATTAGAAAGTAATTCTTCTTCCATAAGTTTCTTTGTGCTTGTTACCTTAAACACTCTACCAAACAATCCTTCAATTACAAGTTTATGGGTTATAGATCCATCTAATGTACCAGTAGTTCCTATACGATATGGACAGTCCTTTAGTTTACTCATAATATTGGTTAATGATTTGGCTTTAAATAAATGACACTCATCCCCAAAAACAGCACCAAACTGCGAGAAGTATTTCTCTGACATTTTATACAGACTCTGCCATGTTGAAATTACAATCTTCTTGTCTGTTTCCTTTTCCTGTCCAGCGAATATCCTATGACAGTTTTTATCTACATTCCATTTTGATTTCTTAGAATAGTCTTTAAAGTCACTAAACATCTGACTTACTAACCCTGTTGTTGGGACAACAACCAATATCTTCTTATCATCATTCATTATGTCTTGGTAATATCTGATAAGGGAATATATCATCAACGATTTACCCGAACCAGTAGGAGACAAGAGAAGGCACCTATTATTGTTTATGCTATGTGTTATTGCAGTTAATTGATGTTCATATGGTTTAAACGGTAAATGTAGATGCTCATTTAGATACTGACCTACCTGAGTCATATTTACATTGTTACCTGAGTCCTCTGTGTTGATCTCTGCTGCGTAGCCTCTCTCCTCTGCGAAGTGGATCACATAATCCTTTAGTCCCGCGTATATCGTCTGTGTGTGGACGTTATATAGACGTATCTGTCCATCCCATAATTTGTTCTTGTATGCTGGTGTAAATTTATAATTAGGTACAGAGAATGTGAAGAATTCAGAGAGTTCTTTTGCAATCCCTCTTTCACATTCTACCTTAATATGAACCGAATCATATGGTTTTATGTAAACCGTATCATGCGCCATTCGTGAACTTTATCCAATCAATAGCCTCTCGTATCAACCATTGTCGATTCGTGATCATCTTGACAACACTCTCCAAGTAATTAACCTTCTCTGTTTGGAATGTTATCTTGGTGTTGGAGATGATTATTTCGTCATCAGATCCTATAAATTTCTCAATGTCCGACTTTAAAAGATTCAAAGAAAACGGCTCCCAGTTTTCAATCTTCAATTCATCTTCGCTCATCTTTCCCGTATAATAAAGCCATTTCTTCCTCAGAAGGATCTTATGAGAATTAACATACTTAGACAAAATCATCTTCTCGTCTAAAAGCATAATGAGATATTTATTGTGGAGTTGTGGCGTATTGATAGCCTCTATATCCAATTCTGTTTTGTCGATAATGATATCGTTTGATATCATTTCTTTGATGTTATCGAGTGTCATTCATATCTCCTTCCGCTAATAATAACACAAAGGTAGGGAAATGCAAGAGATATTATCGTGTTGGGCCTTCTATATTATGAACCTCATATGTCGTGTATTTGAACGTCGCATCTACTATAATTGGTTCGGTGTCTGAAAGTGTAGAATCGAAGTTTATAGAACCCAAAGACACTGGGAATATATTCTTAAACTTAAATGCCAGTTGTGGTTTAGAGGCACTACTTAGTGTAATAATTTCAGCATCAGAAGTACGCTCATTATACTCTACTACGTTTGTATCTCCTTCTAGATTAGAAAGTTGTTTCATCCAATTATAAATTTCTAGCCAGTTTTGCATCTTTTCATCTACTAGGAATGAGATTGTTAAATCATCAAAGTCAAATGATGTTCCGCTGATATTCAATTTAGCACCGTAACGTGTTGGTACTTCTATAAAATTAAAACTCAATGTTGGAATGGTGGCTCTTTGACAAAAGTAAGAAACAAATGGAACTCTTTCCAGACTGAATCTGAAATAATTATTCATTAATGTATTATCGTTTTTTGGTTGCCTATTAACAGCAGCCTGATAATATGGATTTAGATTTATTTCATTTTCTGCTGTGTACATTTTTATTCTCCTCTGTACTATTTATACAAAAAGGGAGGGCTCCTGTTGGAACCCTCCCCTCTGTATCTCACTAAGGAGTTTACTTTGTACTAACTATCAGGATCCTGATCCACCGTGTAGGTTAGTAACTCGGAAGATACGATAGTATTGATTCTTACGAACTGTAAGAGTCTCACCATCTGGTGTTCCGTTGTTAGTCCCAGTCGTAGTAACGAATGGGTTGGAAACTAAACCGTAACGGGTCTTGAATCCGATCTTGGGCTGGAAGTTGTCCTCACCAACCGCACGCACCATTTGCAATGGAACGTATGGGCAGTAGAAGAGTCCAGCATCGTAAGGGTTGCTTCCGCGATACCCAACACAAACGTAGTTGGTTGGGATATTGCTTGAGAAGGCGGTTGAATTGGCAGTGGCATAAGGATCGACATATACCTTATACTTACCATTAAGGACACCTGCGAACGTGTTACCAGTGTCATCAATATCAAGGTTGACATTGAGGGCTGGTGAGATGTTCAGGAATCCACCCATTGCCAAAGCAGAGGCAGTGTCACTGTCACAGATAACAAAGTTACCCTTCCCGCGACGAGTCTGCTTGGCGATGACGTTTGCTTCACGCTCAACTTGGAACATGAGGCCTCTCCAACGCTCTGCACTCCATCGTCCATCAGAATCACTGAGGATATCATAGATACCACCCACAGATGCTGGGTTGTAAGTACCAGTGGCACTAAGATCCTTCTGCTGGGCACCGAGTTTAGCAACACCGTAGATGGTGCGGATAATTTCACGGTTAATTTCAGCAAGAATCTCAGTGCTAAGAATGTTAGCGAGTTCAGTCTCTGCATCCAAACCATGGACTGCTTTCAAGTCCTGAGCAAGTTCGGTGGTGTACTCTGCCTTGAGGGCGCGAGTCTTAGCAGTAACTGATGTACGTTCAATGCTAAATGCCATCTGTGCGAAAGCGTTGTTAGACGAATCACCAAGACCTTCTGCATGCGAACGACTCATGGCTCTACCAACACTAATGTCACCAGCAGTGTAACCAAGAAGGGGATCGAAGGCAACAGCAGCAGTTGCACCAGCAGTACCACCTTGGTTGCCTGCTTCGAAGAACAATGCTTCATCGTTTCTGTCACCCGAACCAGCGGCTCGGTTTGCACCGAATTGTGACTTAAGAGCAAAGATGAGTCCTGTAGGTGCGTTCATTGGTTGAACACCAGCAACATCATATGCCATTAAGTTGGGCATTGCTCGACGAA